TCGTGCAGTCCGATACTAGCCAGAGCTTCTTTGGCTCCACGGCGAGCGGAACGCTCGACGAGTTGCTCTAACTCAAGCTTTGTCATTGTTACCTGTGCCATTAGAAAAGCAACTGAACTGGAGCGTAGCGGCTATAGTTTTCGTTGCCTATAGAATAGGCCGCACTATATCCCCAAGTGTAAGCGTTGCCGTCCTCGGTCAATGCTATGCCAGTCATTTCGCTACTGTAGCCGTACCCAGCAATATCAATAACCTCTTTAGGTATAGGCAAACAACTGTATACGCCACTGCTAGATATATTAGCCGCCGCCCCGTAACCCAATGTGCCTTGAGCGCCGTACCCCCAACAGATCACTTCGCCGTCATCAGTCAAGGCAAAGAAAGCATTTGCAGAGCCGCCTCCAGAATTTACTATTCTTTTGACATTACTTGGAAATGCAGGATACCCAGTTGGACCGTATGTACCACCCCATTGAACTGTCGGGTTGTTGGCGGGGATGCTGTTATAAGTAAATGTGAGAGTTGTGTTACCGTTCAGATTTTGCCCGTAACCATTATAACCTGTAGCGTACAAAACCCCAGCCGCGTCTCTGGCAATAGAGTTGTTGTAGTTGTCTTGAGACATTGCCGCACAAACTTCACATATCGTTGTATCGCCGTTGGCGTTGCTGTTGGTAATAACAATAGCTGGAGCAAAGTTTCCAGACGCACCTCTGCCAAGAGCGCCAGAGTACGAGGCGCTATTGTCCTGACCCCATGTCCATAAGTCGCCGTTAATGTCTCTAACCCAAGCACCTTTACCAGTGACCCAAAGTATTTCTGCTACAGGCACGTTGATAGCAACGTCGGTATAGTTACTGTTGTTGCTGTTGCTGACAGGGTTCTGACCGCTGGTATAATTACCAGAGTACCCACAGTGGTAAACAGTACCATCTTTTCCTAGAGCAATAGAGAAATTGCTGTCCTGTGAGCCAGCCCAGAGATCAACAAACTCGTCTAGGGAAGTGGTTTGGTAATTACCCAGTTGTGGGCTTGCCTGAACAAAGATAGACGTATCCCCAGTGCTACCATCACCCCGCGCCCCGTAACTACCGTCGCCAGCGTAGTGGATAGTTCCATCGTCACAAAGCGCCCAAATACCGTTGTAAGTAGAAACGCTTGTACCGCTCTGCCCAATAACAGTTTTAATTACGTTTTTGCCGTATATAGAGTTTGGCGAATGTGCGCTTGCGTTAAACGGAACGTATTGATCGGTGATCGAACCTTGACCACATTGGCCTTGGTGGTTACGTCCCCAACACCACATGTTGTAGTCTCTGTCCACACAAGTAGAAGTGGTTTGGTAGTTAAACTGGAAGTACCAACCCTTGTCTTCATAGTCATACACAAAACCATTTGTGTTAAGAGTTATGGTGTTTCCAGCAGAGTCTGCTGTAGTAGACCCCACATATCGGTACATGTCGGTTTCGTCGTCTGCGATACGGATGTAAGTAATGCGGTCTGTGCCAGCGGTTAGACCAGGCGCTGTGTAAACACTTGTCTTCTTTCTGTCACCAATGTCAGCAAGAGTGAGCGCAGTCCACGTTGTGCCTCCGTCTGTGCTTTCTTCAAAGGTCAAGTCTTCTGTGTTTGTGCTGTCAGTCTGGTCGAACTTGTAAATGTTACCCTTAGTCATGTCGATATTAGGGTTGTCTGTTCCGTCAATCACGAAGATAGGGTCGCCGTTAGTGTCAGTTCCCATCGTGACTACATGCGTAACTGTGCGTTTGTTACGGTTTACTAGCTTGCGCTCGGAAAGCTTTACGCCAGGAAAACCCGCAGGGAAAGCGGCGTTTGTTGGGTTTGCTCGGTCATTAGTCTGAGAACCAATACCCTGTTGGTAATAGACGTTATGTCCCCAACCACGGTACGCACCATCTTCCATGATAACAGCACAGTACCTGTAAGTATGTGTGTTGCCGCTAGGAAGGTTAGCAACACGGACGTTAGAACGCTGGTCGTCGTCAGTCCAAACAGGAAGGTTGGTTGCCTCGTCAACTCTTAGAACTTGGTTGGCGTCTGTAGGGGCTATCGACTGAACGCCTGTTCCATCGTAGTACCAAATACCACCAGCAGGAGTGCCTGTGCCTTGACCGATGCCGCTAGTGAATACAGCCCATTTGGTAGCGTCAGTGCCAGGCGTTGTGCCTGTATTGCTGGCGATCAAACTTACATACGTGTCAACACCTTCGGTAACTACATCTTGCTTATTATAAGCAACAGCCGCATCGTATGCGCCTCTAAACGTAAAACCAATAGTTCCTAAATTAACTGTTGCCATTTCTTACCCCTGTTAAAACTTTACTTGCACTGGAGCGTGGATGTGAGCCGCGCTATTGCCATCCGCCAGATTGTTGTTGCCATTGAACCCCCAGTGATACGTCTCGCCGTTTGTACACCGCGCTATCAAACAGGTGTCTGTAGTTCCCTCATGGGCGTATCCAGTCATTACAAGTTGCTCCACTGGAGGCAATTTTGCTGGTTGACATATCGAAGGAGTAGCCCCTTGATCTGTGCCGCCAGTACCCTTTTGCCCTTTGCTACTGTAACCAATAACATATACAAGACCCGTACTCGTCCTCAAAGCATAGCAACTACCGTACCTTCCGCCTACAGAGATGATGTCCACAACGTCTGTGACCTTTGTCTGTGGAGAAGTAGGCGTAGTCAACAACGGTTCAAAAGTAGTGTTTTGGCTTGTGGCACTACTGTTGACTGGACTATGACCCAAAGTGATCACGGTCTTGTCTTTCTTGATTGCTAAGAAGTTAGTGTAACTTCCTGCCGCACCTTGGTAGAAATCAATGTCTTCAACGAGAGGTATAGATGGATCAAACCTTTGGTTGAAGTACCAGCCGTTTGCTCTGTAGCCAGCGCCCCGCCAATACTGGTAGACGCCCTGCTGGTTTCCTTGCATGAACAGTCGCCCATCTTCTAGTAGCACAACGTCTGTATTAACTTGGCTTGTGTAAGTGCTGTTGGTGCTGTTGCTATGTGACCAAGCCTGTTTTACCTTCACGTTCTCAGACCCCCACGGGTCGTACTTTCTGTGTACGTTACTGTTTGTGTTATGAAAGTTTCTGCGATAAGACCCTGCCGCCCACAACTTTCCTTCAATGTCTATCATGTAGGTAGAAGCTTCTGGGCCGTTGTTTATGCTCATATATTTTATTGGGTACTCTGCTGTAAACGGTATGAGTGTCGGCACTGATATAACCCCAGTACCCAACCCTAAACAGTCAGCATAGTTGCCACCCCATCCGTAAACCTTTCCAGACTTACATCTAATCAAATAGCTAGTAAGCTGTGCGCTGTAACAGTTTGCAGAGTAACCGCCCTTGACTTCTACTATCTCATCGTCCCCGATGTCACATAAGGAGCTAATCGGGAAGAACCTTTCGCTAATGCTTCCGTTAGACATGTTGTCTGGCTGGCTGTAATAGTTACCAGAAGACCAAAGCACATTGTTTGTGTCTAAAAGAAAAGTGTTTATGTAAGAAGTCCAAGCTTTTTTCACGATGGTTCCGCGAGGCAACGGCAGTTCTGTAGAAGACGCCCAGAAAGGTTGGTTGGTGGACGTATTGCCGATGCCCAAAGCGCCATAAGCGTTGTAGCCCCAAGCTCTTGCCGAGCCGTCTGTCATAACAGCGACATGTTGAAATGCCCCATAGCGGGGATGCTCAGACATCATATGTGCAAGCTCTTTTACTTTTGTACCGTTTCTGTCTTTTGAGTGACGAAACTCTGGCGTAAAAGTTGCCGTACCACCAATGGTCGCTGACTTAGAGCGTAGCTCAGTACCTCTTTTTCCAATAGGAGCGTTTGTGTTGTCTACAGCTACAGAGCCTTTTTCTGTTAGCTGTGTTTGACCGACAGCAAACTTTCGCTTGTTTGTGCTGTCAGTGAACACATGTGTCTCGTCTCCAACCTTTACAACATCTCCTTTTACGTAAGAAGCGCTAGAGTCGTAAGTGCCTTTCCAACGATAACCGAGTTTTGATACATCTATCTTCATAGTATATTCACCACTAAATTGTTACCAGTAACCGAGAGGTTAAGGTTGCCGTTAGAAAGCATATATTCATCGTAGTCGTCTATGTCAAAAGACTGCGCTTGAGAAGACTGAACCTCTTGGAAAAGAGGAACTGTTCCAGTGCCTAAAGGTATTAACATGTTTTCGTATGTTGACTGGTTGGCAATGATGTGGGGCTTTATAGTGTTTAGCCAGAAGTAGTAATAGTCAGTCGGAAAACTTGTATTACCTTTGTCATAAACGTGAGCAGGCTGGTTCTGTAGGATGTTAGCTAACTCTTGTACGTCGTCAAGGTCAGGAGTTGCGTATGCAAAGCCTGGCAAACTTGAGAAGTTGTCGTCTTGGTTTACGTCCCCGTATATAAAAGAGTAGACGATTGATGGCGCGGGTGGTGCTTTAGGGGCTGAGTAGGTCAAGTCCCAGAAGCCGTCTGTCACGAGCGGGTCGGTGATCCCATTGGCATAGTTATAAAGACTTTGAACAAGCGAAGAGTCAGAAAGAACCTTGTCCTTTCCTACAGTAGTAATCTCTAGCTCGTTGCCAGAAGTGTTTAAGCCGTAAAATACGTTGCTGTCAGCGAACGGCGTGATCTCATAAGCTGAGGCTGTGTTATTCAACCTGATGAAAGCGTTGTAGTTTCCAGCTATGTCCACGTTGCTTGCTGGCACAATGGAGTTTCCTCCAGATATTGCAAGCATAACTTTGGTCAAGTCTGGAGCCGCACCAGCGGTGTGAGGCTCAGAAACTATGTAAAGATTATCGTTGTAAGAGAATAAGTCGTGGTTCTGGTATACAGCGCCTACTTGGAAGTTTCCTGTAGGCTTAAAGAAAGTACCTTCTGGCACATCAATCCAAGGCGCTGTTGCGTTAGTACCGACACGAACTTGAAGTTTCTGTGTGGCTACCTCTACCCGAAAGGCAAAGATGTTAGGGTCTGGGTTTCCGTTTGCGTCGAAAACATCTCCGAGCAAGTCATAAAGAGTTCGTCCCCCTAGCTCACAGTTCTCTAGGTAGGTGTCAAGAAGATGTGTGCCAGTGTTGACTGAACGAAAATTTATCTGTTCGCCAGTAGGTCTAGTAAAGGCCATCCTATTCTATCCCCATACTCTTCATTAAGTGCTTTAATTTAGCAGTAGTGAGGGCATACCTGTCGTCCTCGTTGTAACGATCTTCTAAGTCAGACACACGTTTCACCAAATCTAGGAGAACCCTGTCCTCTACTGTTGGGGTCGCGGCTTCTCCAATATGCTGTACTAATTCAGCGCGAAGCTCTGCTACAAGTAGTTTAGCTATGCTTTTAACCTTCGCATCTACGTATTCTTTTTGGATGCCTGAGAAGTTTGCGGCACTCTCTAGGCTCTCTGGTGACGGGTTAGACATTACATATTCTCCCTTGCTGGCTTTAAGTTTCCTTTTTCTATCTCCCTTTGCATCTGCTCTTCAGGCATTACAGATGCGCCACGGGCTTTCTCCATAAGGGCCATTTGTTGAGAAGGGGTCGGTCCTTGTGCCGCCTCTTCTTTGCTGATCTTAAACTGCTCTACGTCGGAGACACCCATAGCGCGGATGGCTTCTTCGATTATACGACCAGTCTTGTACTCCATTTGCAGACCTGATTTACCGACGACAGAAAGCATATTCATCCAAGTCTCGGCGTTCCTTGTTGGCTCTACTGGCAATGTGCCGTCTACTACTAAGTAGTCGATGTCGCCCTGAAGCATAGATACGTCAAAGTCTATGTACCCATCCTCAATCATGCGGCTTAACTCACCAGGCGCTTGACCGTCCATCATACGCAGAGAGCCTTCGTACTCTAAGGCATCTTGTAAGTTCGCTGTCATCATTCTTACTAGCGGCCTGACTGACTGAGCCGAAAGAACACGGGCAAGAACACCAAGGCGCTGAGAGCCTAGCTGAGTAAGTCTCTGTATTTCTGTGGCAGTTCGTACACCGTCTGCTGTTGGCATGCCTTGTTGGGCGTCCGATGCGGCACTGACACGTTGCTTCAGGTCTGACATAGCGGATATGTCGTTCCAGTGGCCTCGTGTTACGTCTGGGACTTCTGCGATAAATATTCCGTCACCTGGCTTTGTGCCTGGCAGTGTTCGGACCACGCCCCACGGGTTACGATCAATCAAGTCAGGAACGCTAACCGCCGTTGGGTCTACGAAAATAAGATTGTTCAGCGCGGCTTGCACGTTGTCGATACGGGAGCGCAGGAGCCATGTGCTAATCTCGTGCATAGGAAGCAACAGATCGTAAAGAGATTGGCTGTATGTTTTGTGCTGATCGTTGTACAGACCGCCAAAAGCGACAGGGAACTGCCTGCCGTATGGGTTCAACTGCATACGGATTACCGCATCTTCATCAAGAATAGTTATGAGAACCCATAGCTGTTCTATCTGAGGTAGTCCGACTTCGTAGCCGTTCAACCTAACCCACGCCTCATCAATTACTCGTGTGTCGTCAAGGGTAAAGTGGTAGCCGTTCTCGTCGCCTTTCGGGTCTTCAGGATTGATGTTTAACCCCTTGCCCTCTTCCTTTACCCAGCGGTGGGCATCCCAACCTGACTTAAAGTTGGCGTTGTGCTTGCTACGTAGGCCAGGATATTTCTGAAGCTTGGGGTAATGACCTGAGCCGTACAAGGCGTTTGTGGACATGTGGTCTGTGAAAACCACGTACTGCATACGATCCCAATCACCCCACTGTACTCGTGGGTCTGGGAAACATTTGCGAGGGTCGAAGTTAATGATTTGGTTAGTGTTTGTCTTTGTGTCCCATATACATTTTGTGGGAGCGAAGCCGTATCTTATGCTGTCCATAAGCATTTGTGCTATTCGCGCCTCCCCTGCTGTACGACGCATGTGCTGGTGCAAAAGGCGCTCAAGAATAAGAGAGGCTTTGCGGGACTTCCTGTTTAGACCTTCAAGCTGGAACATAGGGTTACGACCAGCGAGCGCCGCCATGAGGTATGTCATAACTGTGTCGGCAATTGCACGAGTATCAGCTACAACTGCCTTCTCTCGGAACTTCGTGCTGTCGGCTGGAACCCATACGTCGTGAGCGCGGTCAGCGTCTCGCCAATGGTCGTACCGTCGGCTGATACGCTCAAAGGACATTTTTGTTAGCGCACGGACGTAATCAACAATCTTTATTTCCTGCTCGTCGGAGAGCATGTCAGAGATGTCTTGGTAGTCCATTAGAGGCCCTGCCAGATTGGACAGGTCAACTACCATGTTATGCTTATCAAGCTTTATGTCTTTATAACGCATCTACATTTCACCCCAAGACTTCATGTACTTGTCTTCCGATTTAGCGGCTTTTTCCCACCAATTGGTGGCGTCGCTTTTCTGGTCAAACTGTTTATTAAGTGACGAAGACACATCCATCGTCCCACTAAACATATCGTTTACAACGCCGCCCATTCTGGATAATACATCAAGTCCCATAGATAAAGCGTCCACTTGGTCGTCGTTTGTTCCGTTAGGGAAAGCTTGGCACTCCAGCATGAATGTGTCTAGCCAATGTGCAGAGCGAGGAAGGAATACTCTGCCGCCTTCTATTAGAGGTGTCACAGCGTTTAACCGAGCCACTTTATCTGACGTAACTTTGTACGGAAGGACAGACACACCTGACTGGTTCCTTAGTTCTTGTATCAAGGATTGACCGCTGGCCTTGTCCTCAATGTACATCCCCCTTAATCCATTGCCGCGCCATCTGGCATTGACCTGTGTGCAGACTCTCTTTAACTCAGGGAAGTCGTACTTGTTTCTTATGAGATCAAGAATGTGCATGTCGCCGTTTCTGTCTAGCCCCATAACCATTAGTACGGAGAAGTCAGCTTGCTCGGTTTTCTTGAACGCTGTGTCTGCCACAATTATAAGTTGATTGCAGTCGGGTTTGTCGTCATCCCACTGCCACCAGCTTTCTTTTATGATATTGCCCCCGCGTATAAAAGGGGACTGCTGGTATAGGGATGCAAATTCTCTTGGGTCTAGGCGTTCTCTTTTCTTGAGTTCGTCAAGAGGGAACCTCTCAGGCCAGAGTGCTTCCTCTCGCTCATCTTGGTAGTGTCTTTTTGAGACAGAGACCTTGCTGAGTTGACCCTGCGGTATGAAGCGTGGATCGTCTTCTGGGAGTTCCGCCACTGACCTCTTGACATTGCTTGACACCTTTCTGACTGCTGGGAAGTTTACATGATGCCAAGCACCCTCTCGCCAGTCGTCCGTTTCCATCAAGCGCCCAGCTACGTCGTCAGGATGCCAACGGGTTAGGATGACAATCTCGATTGGGGCAGTTCCGTCTGGCTCTGGTTGCTTACGAGTTGTTAGGGCGGAGACGTAGTAGCTCCAAGTCTTGTTGCGCTGGGTTGCGCTGTCGGCTTCTTCACGAGCTTTGATAGGGTCATCTACTAAGAGGAGCGTTGCCGCACGACCTGTCGTAGAACCGCCAATGCCTGTTGCGTAATAAGTGCCGCCCATCGTTGTGCGCCAGTCGTCAACAGCACGGCTCTCCTCAGACAGCGTAAAGTCAGAAAACGCCTGACCGACAATAGGCTCCCGCGCATGGTCGCGTGTTTGCCTGCCGAATGTTTTGGCAAGGTCTTGGTTATAGGAGGTGGCAAGAACATTTCGATTTGGCTTCTTTGCAAGGTAGTAGACTGGAAATAGAGTAGAAGCCAACCATGACTTACCATGTCGAGGCGGCATAGTGATGAGTAAACGTCTTGTTCCAAGCGTGTCATTTTCAAGTCTGTTGAGAACATCTACAAGCTCTTCTTGGAACGGGGCTAACTCAAACGATGGGGCTAGGGCTTTCACAAACCCCCTGAAGTCCGTCTTCGCTTGCTGTATCTGTAATAGTTTCTTCGCCGCTTCCGCTCTCGTTATCGTCATCGTTGACCTCTCCTTCGATTGTTTCTCCTTGACGAGCTATTTCCATTAGCTCATCGACAGTCAACTCATCGACGTTTTTGTTTTCTACAGTGTGTTGGTTAAAGCTGTGGTGAAGATCAGGCATTACCTTGTTGAGCATCATACCAAACAAGCGGACTTGTTGGTTGTCCCATTTGCGTTGACCATCAAGAACCTCTCTTACGGCTGGTATGTTTTTTCTAACAACGTCAAGAACACTCCGACGAACTCTATCAACTTGTTGCGGTGTAACTGCTGGCAGTCCCGTCCCGTGTGTGGGGTGCGGGTTTTTCTTAACATTAGCCATGTGTTTCCTCAAATATTTTCTGCTTGTAACAATAACGCGACAGTAAAAGTTAAATCGTCCCTGTTACAAATGTAAGACAGCGTTTTCAAAATCAGGTGAGAAAATTCGGAATGGTGGTGACTGGCATACAGGAAACCCGTCGGCGGGGTGGCATTGCCACCCCCCCCATCTACTTATGACAAATATCTGTCAGTTACTACTGCTAAGTAGTTGTTTTTGTTATAGTTCTGTAGCCTTCTAAGGGCTATATTGGGAGATAGTTCTGAGATACTGCTAATCTATCAGCAATTAATAGGGGGATAGAGTGTAGTTGTCTGTCATATCAGACACTTGGCTTCGTCGTCGAACCCCCCAAAGGGGGTAGGGGGGAGTAAATTGTGTCGCTGATGCCGCTGGCTCAGTGAGACAAACAACCAACCCTCTCAGGAGATACTACCCATGAGCAAGATAACTGTAACTAAAACATTCACATCCAAGTCCCTCTCAACTGATTGCGCCGTCAACGTCAAGGTCGGTCGCAAGAACTACGACCTCAACCGAACTTCTGCTGACGACATCTCGGCTTGGTTCGATGGCAAGTTCGAGGTCTCTGTCGATGACCTTCGGAACATTGCCGCCTTCCTGTTGTTCAGGCTTCGGAAGAATGAATACTCTCGCAACAGAGCCAACGATGCTGGCTTCCAGACTTGGTTCCAAGGCAAGAACCCAACCAAGGACTACAGCCAGTACAAAGCTGGTCTGACCAAGAAGGCTAACACCAACCGCCAAGCCTACGACAAGGTTTGTGCAATCGGCAAAGCGATGACTGCCTAACCACTACCAACAAGGGGACAGCACCTACGTTGTCCCCTTTCCTGTCGCTGGTATTTGTAGCCAGTTTTGAAGAGTTACGTCGAAACAGGAGCCGAGTATGGATTACAACGAATACGCTGAAACCTACGAAGCGATGTTGGAAATGTATAACATCGTTTTTCCCAACCCAACGTCTGACCAAGAAACCATCAAAAAAATGGTTGCGGCGGCAGATATCCTTGCGTTGTTCGCAGTGAAACATAACAAACACTCTGAAAAGTACGACTTACTCAACCCTCAAATTGTCGATGACACGGAGTAGACATGAAACACATTAGCAAAGCAATGACCAACACAATGGTCGAAACATCTCGTGCAACCTTGGCTTACTGGCTTGAGAGAGCGACTACTTGTTCCACTCTCATGGAAGGCGAAAGCAAGCAGTTCTTGTTCAACCAGATTACTTGCGAGTTTGAGTCCATTTGTGATGCCGTTCTAAACCACAACATCCTGTCAACAGTAGAGGTTGATGACCATCGTCGTCGTTTCTACGGACTGCAATCTTCTTGACATCTGTAACCCATCTGTTACATATTTGAGACAGAGGAGACAAACTATGACACCAACACAGTTAGAAATCGACATAGCGGTATTCGCTTTCGACTTAATCGGGTTGGCCTTCGCGGTTGCCTTTAACCTTGTAGCTGGAGGGTAATATGAAACGCACTAAGCTATACATTCCTGCACCACTTCCATCACCAACGCTGTCGCAACGAGTAATCAAAGCACTCGGTTACATCAGCCTTGGGATAATCGTTTACCTGATGATTATAGTATTGGCTTTCGAGTTCATGGCTGGCTGTGGTGAGAAAACATACCATGCAAACGGAACTTGGGAGACCAACTCTTGTTTGTTCATACCATACACACCAACGAAGGGAACGTGGAAATGAGTAATCATAACAAAATCAAATCCAGAACATTCGCAAGACCCACCAAGTCTGTGACTGTCTCTCTCACCGATAACTTTGAGGTCGGTGAGAATATCTACGATGCCATGCTCTACCACATGAAACAGTGCGTTGAGAGTGGCGACTTAACTGGCTGGAACTTTCATGTCTTTGAAGACTGTGGGTGTGGAGAACAGGAGTTGTCATCAGACGGTGTGCTGACATGAATGACGGTACACAGTTCAAACGCTACGCCGCTGAGGTGTGCATAATCATTTTCCTTGCTTGGGCAATGTGTCCATGCAACGGGTAAGAACATTCCGATACGTAGTTCACAGCCAGGTTGCTGACTACGTTCGCAATGGATGGGTGGTATCTGCGACATTCCCATCGAACGTACACCATTCGCAGTATTCAATAATCATGGAGAAGGAAATGGCAGTTAGAAATGACGAGCCTTGTTACCGCTTGGCATGTTTGCTGGGTGACGTTCAACACACTATCGCAACCATGTTCAGCTTGTCCAACGGTACGTTTGGCAAGGACATGACCGATACGATTGTGGATGCGAAAGATGAGTTACAACGCATCAACAATTTACTCATCGACGTAATGCCTCACCTTGAGGAAATCAAAGACTACTCATACGCAGATGAGCAACGTAACTTTGAAGAGATGACAGAGCAAGAAGGACAGAAGCCAGAGCAACATATCTTCTACGCCTTTGAAGCACTGGATGACTTCATCCAAGAAATAAAATACCAAGACTAAGCCTACCACTAAAACTGAAACCGCAACTGAAACGAGGTAAACAATGCTTACACGAGCATCCATTACTGATTTCCTCAATACCTACGAAGGTATGGATGGCAATCAATCCCGAAACCACCTACGAAAGTTCATCGCTGACAATTTTGTTATGTTAGTAGACCACGACTACTCATACAGCGATGAAATAATACGCTACTCACAACTCAGTCTACGCAAGTGGATAGACAAGGTTGATTATTGCGTTCTTCTACAATTGATTGAGTCTGCTCTAAACGATTGGCATCAACGAGATATCACAGGTATCCCAAAGCATGGCTATCGCATTGACTGGTTCAATGCAGTTATCACCGCACTCAATGACCCCAACACCTGTCACTCAAAACGTAGAGGTCTTGGCAAGTCTTGGGGATTTTCGAGGTCAATTGGCAAAGATGCCCGACCAATATGCCAAAGCATAAGAGACTTGGCAGTACAAGGAGACCAAAACAACGCTGTGTTTACTACCAATCACAGCCAGAACTCAAACAATAACTCAAACCAAACAGGAGACAGCATGTCTGTACCAAACCCAAGCGAAATGATGTACGCAAATACTTGCGTAGCAATATACAACCAGACACGAGTCAACGACGGATGGGCAACCACCCATGACCCTGTGGCTTACCCCGACGAGTCACAAGTCAGAGATATAATGTCCACCATGAACATAATGACTACGAGAGGAGACGACTACGCTGGTGCAGTGTCCGCTACTGTCCAGCTTATGAGTATTGGCGGTGTTCAAGATTGGCAGACCGTTGACCAGCTACTAGCTGACGCAACCAACCCCGACAACTTTGACACCGTAGCAATCAAGCAGATGTTCAAAGACGACGAGCATATACAGGCAGAGGCAGACGCCCAGCAAGAGACGCAAGAGAAGCCTTCGTCGTGGTCTATTGACCCGACGCTCAAGCCAGCCATTGATGCCTTGCTCAAACAGAACAGCAACCTGTCTTTTGACCAGATGGTTGACCAGTTCAACGAGCAAGTGTCCAAGGTCATGGAGTTGACCAACCAAGTCACTAGGTTATCCAAATCGGCAAGCAACGTACCAGCCATGCCTACTGCTGGCACGGATGATGACCTGACCTTCGAGGTTGTGATGGTTGATGCTGGCAAGGTGTTCGGACGCAAGGTAAAAGCACTGACCTTCGATATCCCTACGTTGGTATGGCGCAATGCCAATGGCGATGAGTTGCGTCACCCTCTGTGTCCTGACGTTGATGACAACTACGAGTTCAGACCTGACCACCTGATTAAGTTCTTGTCTGCTCACTTGTTCGGACAGAACCTATGGCTACATGGTCACACTGGGACAGGTAAGACGACGTTGGCTGAACAAGTTGCGGCTCGCATTGGCTTCCCTGTTCACCGACTCAACCTTGATAGCAACATCGAACGTAGCGATATGGTCGGCTCAAAAGAGTTGATCGTTGAGAACGGTGTACCAGTTACGTCGTATTCCGAGGGCATCCTACCACGAGCCATGCAACAACCTTCGTTCCTTATCCTCGACGAGATGGATGCAGGACAAGCCGATGTGTTGTTCACTATTCAACGTGCGTTGGAGAAGAAGGGATTGGTACTGACCGAGGATGGTGGTCGTGTTGTTCAATCACACCCACTGTTCCGCTTCATCGCCACTGCCAACAGCAGAGGACAAGGTGACGAGTACGGTTGGTATCAAGGTGTTCGCCCCATGAATGTGGCTACGTTGGATCGCTTCGGTGTGTTCATTGAGGTTGACTACCTAGACAAAACCACTGAGCAGAAGTTGCTATGCAACAAGTACCCTACGTTGAGCAAGCCAGAGGCTACCGAGATGTGCCAGTTCGCTACCGAGATACGCCAAGCGTTCAAGACTGGCGAGTTGTCTACCACCATATCACCACGAGGCATGGATAGTTTGGTCATGTACTACTTGCATATGTCCAAGCTAATGCCTGACCGCAAGACAGCACTCAAGAAATCTCTTGAGGTTGTTATCACTGACCGCGCACCAGCGGACAGCACTCGAACAGTTATCGAGATGGCTGACCGTGTGTTCTCATACTAAGGGAGGAACAGATGAAACAAGAAACTAGCGATTACCTAGACGATCACTACGAACACTTGATAAATGCCGATGGGTTTCATGTCCATCATCGCGAAGAAGGCGACGGACAAAGGGAATTATACATCGTCATACCAGAGCGAGGCGTAAGCGTCGCTGTTCACACCAGCGAATTTTTATGGCGTGAAGGGGTGTATGTCAGCGCAAATCAAGGCTTGCATGACACTCACTTGCAGTCAGAAGGAATAGTTGATCCGTTCATCGGCATACCTGATGGAGAGACTATCCCATCAAACCAAAAGGAAAGCGAAGACCGTAAGCACCTGATGAACGCTGAAGGCTTTGAGATTTTCCATGAACTCGACGAAGGCGACGTTGGCATTTACTCACTGTATATCGTCATCCCAGAAAGGGGCGTAACCGTCTCTGTTACCTACCATAACTTCGCTGGTGGGGTACACATCCTTGCTGGGCAAGGCCTTCACGATAGCCACGGTCATTTCGACAGTGGCAATTTGGAAACGGCAATTAACATACCTGATGGAGATGCTCTATGAAAAAATCAAAACGTAAAATCACATACATACCAGACAGCGGCGACTTAGACACAGCCTACTGCTCTGGCGGAGAGTTGATGGACGCAACGAAAGCTGTTGTGTCTACGCTCTCAAGAAAATCCAAGACCACTGTCAGCTTTGCTGGTGACGGTGCTTACACTGATGGTGAGAACGTAGTGCTACCAGCATTACCGACTAACGCTACGATCACCAAGCGTCAGGGTCTGGTGACTGGCGGCTATGCCAACCACGAGACACTACACAATCTGCTCACCGAGTTCGAGGGTGAGACACAGGACATGTGTCGTCAATGGCATGCGGATGGGCGCAAGTTCACGTTGTCCCTAGCCAATGCGATGGAGGATATACGCATTGAGATGGGTGGTCGTGACCTATACAACGGCTTGCCTAAAGCTATTGACCACACTGCACATGCAGTCAACCAAGTGTTCCTTGACAACTACAACGCTGGCAAGGAAGGGTACACTGATGCGGTCAATGACTTTGCTCAGATTGCGGCAGTCGCAGTCACATGGGAAGGTCGTCGTCGCCTTGGTTATCCGTCGGATACAATGCAGAAATGCCTAGACCTTTTACCAGCAGACATACTGAGGAGGGTCAACATCATTGTTGATGCTGTTCAGACTTTGCCTACTGGTGTGACAGGGATGGGAGACGTAGACAAGCAAGCCGCGTATCGTGGTTGCAGACAATTACACAAACTTGCAGAGAGGATTGCAAATGACTACCAAAGAGAACAAACACAATCAGGGAACAACGGCGAATCTTCCAGCAATAATGACAAGACTGTTGGAGGAGGGGGGAGCGCCACAAATAGCCAAGACGATGGCGATGCTCAACGAACGGGAGATCAAGGAACTGCTGGAGGTTCTACAGTTTCAGATACAACAAGCACTTCTGGAGATGGCAGTGAAGGTTCTGGCGAGGGACAACGAGATCAAAAGTCTCAAGACCCAACTAGCGGAGACCGAGAAGTAGCCAGTACCAGTGAGGTATCTGGTAACGACAAGCAGACTACGTTTGACCAAGCCTGTGACAGTGCAATTGACACCTCATGGGAGGCTAACAACTGCAAGCCAGCTATTGATGGTGATCTGACCAGAGCCATTGAAGCTGTTACGTCGGAGATATTGAAGCAGAAGGTCGAGGGTGGTCGTCACCTAGTCTACTGCAAGGATGCTGACTACTGGCTCACCAGCCAGAAGGACAAGACCAAGTTCCCCAACATGCAAGCCACCAGATCAACAAGATTGATAGGTGGTGAGAGTGAGTACGTCAGTCGGCTCAAGAGCATGGGCAACAAGATAGGAACGATGCGCCGCAAACTGGAACGTGGTTTGTCCGCACAAAAACGTAGCCGCTACGAGCATCGCAAGCGTCATGGCAAGCTAGACATGGGTAAGCTTACTAACATCGTGAAGTTTGACCCCAACGTATTCAGACACAAGGTAATTGATGACCACATAAATACTGCTCTGTCTGTGTGCGTTGACCTGTCTGGTTCTATGGGTGGCTCAGAGATCAGCCTAGCAACTGACTGCTGTATTGCGATTGGTGAGGCACTGCAAGGTACTGGTGTGGCATTTGAGATCACTGGTCACAACACTGCTGGTCGGAGCAAGGCTGTACTAAAAGACTCTGGTGTGCGGAGGTACAGTCGCAAGTCATCCATACGCATGGTGATGTTCAAGCCGTTTGACCAGCCACTACAACGTAGTCGTGGTGCTATCGGCAAGATGCCTTACAGCACTGGGGCTACCAATGCTGACGGTGACGCATGGATGTATGCGGCTGACAGATTGCTGGACAGACCAGAGCAACGTAAGGTGATGATGATCTTGTCAGATGGTCGTCCTAATTACAGCAACGATTACGGTGCAGACAATTCCTACAAGCACACAAGGAATGTTGTCGAGTGGATGACACTGAATGGCATTGACACTGTTGGCATCGGCATCGGTGATGATTGTGTCAAGCAGTTCTTCCCTCGCTACGTTGTTGTCCAAAACATAGACGATCTATCCAAGCATGTGATGGATCAACTTGGCAAGATGCTTCTCGGTGAGAGGTTCCACGTTGATAACTCTGACCTCATCTCAAGTAGTGTTCGTGATGCCCGCAACTCCCGCTAAGTTGAAGGGGTTGCGTATCCCTGCTGAGTGGTTTGGCTTGATACCAGGCAGACCACTCAGCTTCTGGAAACGTGTACGTCGTAGAGTTAAGGACTCAAACACACGACTGCGTGACTATCGAAAGGTTAAAGCAATCGCTTTAGCCGAACCATACCCAATCAAAAAGGAAGCTGATTATGACAGACCATTCTAAAAATATATCCGAGACCATTGTTGAAGGCGAGTTGGCAAAGTATGGCATTGGTGAGAAGCCAAAGCCAAAGCCAGTGTTCAAGACTGTGACTACCAAGCGGAGGTTTGATACCACAGCCGACCTCTTCGCTCCTATTAAAGAACCTCGCAAAGTAGTCAAGCCCATGAAAGAAGAGACTGCAATCGAAGTCATGCAACAGAAGTTGTATGTCAGGCAGTGTGAGTTGGAGCGCATGATTGAGAAGCCCGACGACTGGACTATGGCTCATGCCAAAGCTGATGCAGAGATCAGCCGACAGAATTGGGATGACTTCACCCTCAGCATCGCCAAGTACATTGGTGTTGCAATGGATGCTCGTGGTCTCAAGTGGAAGTCGGGGCATGACTGGTCGCTGGAGCGTGGTGCTTTGGTTGACCACATCAATAAGTTCGTAAAGGACAACGCAGTATTCCGCGACGAGACTGGTCGCAACTACATCATCACAGTAAAGGGAGAGTAAACATGTCTTATGCACACATAGAAAACACGCTGTTCAGATGGGCTTCAGGGATGCACTTAACAGAGCATTTCCCTGACGAGTTGCTCGAAGCCGACGAAGAAGATCAGTTGCAATGGTGTGAAGATCATTGCATCGAAGCCAATGAGTACCGCGACACGACAAACGTGTTGAATGACATCAACGAAATGACGAGAGACGTTGGCTTGTTGATTGAACATTTTGTAAAGGAAGGGGAACTGAAATATGGCAAAGTTTAGAGTAACCGCGACTATGGATGTCAGCTAT